ATGGTTATGCTTCCCCTACTGGTTCTACCGCAATCGCTGCTGGCGAGATGATTCTTTCTGGTACATTCGGAGGAACTTCCTTCGTCCGTGTTCCAGGTGGTGCAGATGCAGCAGCAGCCGCAGGACTTCTTGACAGACTTGTTCGCTATGACCCAGCGTTCACTTCTGGATCAACAAAACTTGCAGTTCTTAAAGTAGCGGTACCTTCACAACTCAACAAAGATGATCTCATCGCCGCTGAGTTGTTGACACACGCTGGTGTGGCAATTACTGGTTCTGAGGGGCTTCATGTCCGTCGCTTGAATCAGTATTCTGGTTCCGTTGCTAACAATGGTATCTTTGGTGCTGGTGATGCTAAGGATCATATTCTCTTAGTTATCTCTTCCGATACCAGGACAGTTGCACAATTGTCCGCATCCTTCTCGCACTCACCTACAAAACTTGAGTTTGCATTAGCTGATAACTTTAGCGCTGGCGTTCCTGCCGGTTCCGTTATTGGTGCAGACCTTTGGGGTGCAGAGCAAGCCGGATTGGCTGTTAGTGCAACCGCAGGCGTTATTCCAGAAATCGACATCAAGGTTGATTCTGTGAGTATCACTGCTATCACCAAAAAGCTCAAGGCTAAGTGGACACCTGAGTTGGGGCAAGACCTCAACGCATACCACAACCTTGACGCAGAGGTTGAGCTTACTTCTATTCTTTCTGAGCAAATTGCTCTTGAGATTGATAAAGAGATTCTCGAAGACCTCGTTAAAGGTGCTACCGCTGGTAGATATTACTGGTCACGTCACGCTGGTAAGTTTGTAAACAGGCTTACTGGACAGGAAGTTGGTGCAACCACAGCAACTCCAGACTTCACTGGTACTGTTTCCGAATGGTACGAGACCCTCGTTGAAACCATCAACGATGTGTCTGCACAAATCCACCGCAAGACTCTTCGCGGCGGAGCTAACTTCATCGTCGTTGGACCTGAAGTTGCTAACGTCCTTGAGTTCACCGCTGGATTCCGTGCTTCCGTAACTGCTGATGCAGATCGCGGAACCGTTGGCGCTGTTAAGGTTGGCGCACTTTCCAAGAAGTGGGATGTCTATGTTGACCCCTATTTCCCCCGTAATGTGATCCTCGTTGGTCGCAAGGGTGGATCCTTCTTAGAGAGTGGATACGTCTATGCACCTTACGTGCCATTACAGGTCACTCCTACTATCTTCGGAACCGAAGACTTCGTACCTCGCAAGGGTGTGATGACTCGCTACGGCAAGAAGATGGTACGTCCTGACATGTACGGACTCGTCATCGTTGTTGATCTCGTTTAATACGATTAATCAACTCGTAGAATAAAAGAATTCCCTCGTCAAGCAATTGGCGGGGGTTTTCTTTATGCCGTCAACTATTTAATGAGAGGAGACCTATAATTAATGGCAATACCCACTTTAACTCCAGTCAGCCAAGTTAGTGCTGTCGTCTTACCACGAACTGGATCTGCATCTGATGTAACATTACAAACACCGATTGGTGTATACGATACATCAACAGACTTTTTATCAGGTGCTTCAGATCAAATAAATTACACATATCAGAAACTCGGTGGAGATATCTTAGATATCGAGCTAACTACGGGTAGCGTTTATGCCGCCTACGAAGAAGCAGTGTTAGAATATTCTTATATTGTTAACATGCATCAGTCCAAAAATATCCTTTCAGATATTCTTGGTATGACCACGGGCACTTTTGATCACGACGGCGAACTAAAAGAAGGTCAGCTTTCATCAAGTTTGAGCGGTACGCACATTGCCTTAAAATATCCAAAAGTCACTTTTGCCTTAAATCAGAAATATGGTGATGCCATCTCGACCCAAGTCGGCATAGGCGGAGTGACAACAATTTATTCTGGCTCTTTCGCTCCAGTAAGGGATGTACAGGATTATGATTTAGGGGCAATTATTTTAAGCGCCTCAAACCATAATGTTGATAAAGCAACTGGAGATCCTGTTCCCTATAGTGGTTTGGTAAGCGGAAAGAGAGTTATTGTTGACAAAGTATACTATAAAAGCCCACACGCTATGTGGAGATTCTTTGGTTATTACGGCGGATTGAATACGGTTGGTAACTTGGCTAACTATGGTCAGTACGCAGATGATTCAACTTTTCAGTTGATCCCAGTATGGCAGAACAAGGCACAGGCAATGGAGTTTGAAGATGCGATCTACACAAGAAACTCGCATTACTCATTTCAGTTAGACAATAATAAGTTAAGACTTTTCCCAGTCCCAGTGAGCCCTGGGAGCGTAACACCGGAATATTATCACTTTGATTTTAGAATTGTTGAAGACGCTTGGACAGAAACTTCTGGTTCCATGTCTGGTATTGAGGGCATTAACAACATGAATACGATTCCATTTGCAAATATTCCATACGCTAATATAAACTCTATTGGAAAGCAGTGGATTCGTCGTTTTACTCTTGCCCTTTCAAAAGAAACACTCGGACAGGTTCGCTCTAAGTTTGCCACAGTGCCAATCCCAGGCGAATCTGTGACACTTAACGGAACAGCACTAATCAGTGAAGCACGAGACGAACAATCAAGTCTCCGCGATGAATTAAAAGATGTATTAGATCAGTTGACCTATCAGGCACTTTCTGCTAAGGATTCAGAGATTAGTGACAATGTTAACAATCTCAGTCAGAAGATTCCAGCAGGCGTTTTCGTAGGGTAAAGGGGATAGATGGCAGACGACGAAAAATGGAGACAGCCAGCACAGCCACCGCCCCCGCTGTTCCTTGGTGAAAAAGAACGCAACCTTGTTAAGCAAGTTAATGACGAGCTTATTGAGAGGGTCATAGGGCAGCAAGTTGTCTATTATCCGATTGACGATTCAATCACACAATATAACAATCTTTATGGCGAGGCTATAGAAAAAACTTTCCTACCCCCAGTTCGTGTCTACGCCCTTGTAGACTATCAAAGCACAGAAACAAAAGCAGACACAGTTGCTGGTATGGACAAGTCCAATACAATTACGATACATTTCCACAAAAGAAGATTGATTGAAGATCAAGACCTTTATGTCCGTGAGGGCGACTTTGTTTTATATGGCGATTATTATTACGAGATTGTAAGCACTGAATGGGCAAGACAATTGTTTGGGCAGATTGATCACACATTTGAAATTGTAGCCACAGCATATTACTCAAGAGAGGGACTATTCGATGCCACCTGATTACTCAGACAACCCAAAAAAACACGAACTTGCTCCGTTAAAAGAGTTACAGATTCAGCCATCAACTATTGAGACAATCGACCGCGCCTTGATTGAATAGATTGACGACGAGCTTAACATCTTCTGTATTACAAACAAAGGTTTTAAAAAAGTGCCTTTTATCTGGGCAGGCGCTGAACGTGCTTTTCAAATTAAACATAATAGAGAACTTCGCGATGTTAACGGGTGGCTTATCTACCCTATAATGTCGATTGAGCGCACAGGCATTACAAAAGATCTTGCAAAGCGTGGTGCCTATTATGCAGCAGCAATGAATGCGCCTGATAGTAAAGGTGGCTCGATGACTATTGCAAGAACAATCAAGCAGGACAAAACATCAAACTTTGCAAATGCTGATTCAAAAAAACTAGTTTTAGATGGCATAGGCACTAATCAGAACAACTTCCCAAGAAAGAACGAAAAAGTAGTTTATGAAACAATCACGGTTCCGATACCAGTTTATCTTGAGGTTACTTATACATTAACAGTGATGTCAGAATACCAACAACAGATTAACGAAATAATTACACCCTTCATGACTAAGACTGGTGCTGTAAATTACTTTGTAATTGAAAAGGACAATCATCGTTTTGAAGTGTTTATTGACTCGGATTACACACTAAATAATAACGCTTCGTCATTGCTCGAAGATGCCCGAGGTTATGAGACTGAAATTAGTTTTAGAGTTATTGGATATATCATTGGAGCCGACAAAAACGAAGAGCGCCCCAAGATTGTACGCAGAGAAAACGCCGTTGAAGTAAAGATTCCAAGAGAGCATGTAATCTTGGGAGATATGCCCGAACATGTTCATGTCAGCGGCAATGTTCCTTTTTATCGGTCATAAAGTTATATTTAGGACTTTCGTCAATTTATTAACTATTTATTAACGATAATCAGAATATTTTTATTCATACGATATTGAAGAGCGACAAGGAGACACTTCATAATGTCAGTTAAATCTTTTAAGTTTATTTCACCCGGTATTTTCATCAACGAAATCGACGATTCCCAATTACCCGCCACCCCAGATGAGGTCGGTCCAGTGGTTATTGGACGAACAGAGCGAGGACCAGGAATGCGCCCTGTTAAAGTTAATTCTTTTTCAGAGTATGTGGAAATTTTTGGTAACCCCATTCCTGGCGGAGCCGGTGGCGATGTATGGCGAGATGGTAATTATACCGCACCAACTTATGCTGCATACGCAGCGCAAGCTTACTTGCGTAACA